TCCATCAGATGAGTGGAATATTTCTGTTTGATTATCATCAGTTTCTGATAGTTGTCAATCATGTCAGAAAGTGCTTTGTTTCTGTCACCTTCTTCATTTGACCCAGAGTTGAGTGCTTCTATTTGTTCCTTCACCTCTGAGATGACTTCATTGATTTGTTTCATGCTGTCCTTCGCATCATCCTCAAGATATTTGAACTGTTGTTCTTCTTTGTCTGGGTTGAGGACAACTTTTGCAGTCAAACCAAGTTCTTGTTCAAGTTCATTCATTTCATCGCTCATCATCTTCTCCTATAAAATCATCTTCTGGAAATTCTACCGTTTCATATTCATCATTGTTCTCACAATTCAAACAGGCATTTGGATTTGTTATCCATAGCATACAGTGACAGAATTTCATGATTGCTCCTGAATTCTTCCCATCTCTGAAACAGCCCATGCATCAAGAACATCAATCTGCCAACAATCGTTTTTGAATTTGTGACCATCTTCTTCTATCTTGTTCATCAACTCTTTCAGTTGCAAATCATTCCAACATGTGTCATAAATTTCATCCTTCTTCATGTTTCCCTTTCCACCAACAACTTTTTTGACAGATGTAGGAGCAAAGATTCCATTGATTTGATATCCCATCTCATAGACAGAATCTTTCAGCAATGAAGTCAGTTCTGCAAGCATTGTTATTCTTCCATTTCCTCCCATTGAATATCCCTCAAAGAAGAATTTTGCATCTCCTATGATGAATGGTGAGATGTCTTTGAAAATTGTTTCTCTGATGTGTCTCAATTGTTCAAAATCAGAAAGAGTGTCAGGATATATTTGTTGTTTTGCTATGACAGTGAAGTCATTATTGTCAAGATAGAACTCTTTGATTTTCTTTGGAAGGTGTTTTGTGTAAGTGTATAGAATGGTTTTAGATTTCCCTCTTATACATATTCCAGTTCCATTCTTTGAAGCATCTATTCCTATGAGCATTTGACTTCCTCCTTTGTACATTTTTATTTATTTTCAAGAAAAAACTTGATTTTTTTGTTTTTATCATTAATATAGAGTTTGTGAGTTGTTTATTTTTAGATGGAGTGAGTGATGACTATTAGAAAATCAAAAATAAAAACAATGCCTAAAAAACAATGGAGTGTTCATGTGAATCATTGTTGTGCAAAACATGGTTGTAAGTATGGTGATACCAATTGTCCAGTCGTTTTGTGTCAGGTCAAGCAGAAATTCCCTTGTGAAGAATGTGAATATGATGATAATAGAAGAGTCAATAAGGAGGAAACGGATGAAAGTATTTAGCACACACAAATTTCCAGTCAAATCGTGGTGTCCTGATGTTGAAGACGGTGCACTCGCTCAAGCTGAGAATCTTGCAAATCTTCCATTCCTTTTCAAACATGTTGCACTGATGCCAGATTGTCATCAGGGATATGGCATGCCAATTGGTGGAGTGATAGCAACTAAAGGAGTTGTCATTCCAAACGCTGTAGGTGTTGACATAGGATGTGGAATGTCTGCTGTGAGAACATCTGTCAGAGTTGAAGACTTTGATGAGGTCGCACTCAAAAAAATCATGGGTGAAATCAGAAAAGAGATTCCTGTTGGTTTCAATCACAGAAAAGAAAATTGTGATGAAGGAGAACTTCCGAATCTGGTTGATGTTGCAGAGAAAATTCCAATGGTGGAACCTGAAGACCTTTTCATTTGGAATGAAAAGAGTTCAGCAAGAAAACAACTTGGCACTCTTGGTGGTGGAAATCACTTCATTGAGATTCAGAAAGGAAGTGATGGTTTTGTCTGGGTGATGATTCACAGTGGTTCAAGAAATCTTGGAAAGAAGGTTGCTGACCATTACAACAAGATTGCAGTTGATTTGAATGAGAAATATCATTCCAGTGTTCCAAAAGAACACCAACTTGCATTTCTTCCACTTAACACACAAGAAGCAAGAAATTATCTTGCCGAAATGAATTATTGTGTTGAATTTGCAAAAGCAAACAGGAAAAAGATGATGTCAGACATTGAAAGAATCTTTCGTGATAATGGTATAAGATTCATGCAAACTTCATACAGATTTGACATAGCTCACAACTATGCAAGGATGGAAAATCATTTTGGTGAGAATGTGATGATTCATAGAAAGGGTGCTACATCTGCAAAAGAGTTTGAATTTGGAATCATTCCTGGAAGCATGGGAAGTTCATCATACATTGTCAGAGGACTTGGCAATCCTGAAAGTTTTTGTTCATGTTCTCATGGAGCTGGAAGAAAGATGGGAAGGAATGAAGCTCAGAAGAAACTCATTCTTGAAGATGAAATCAAAAGACTTGATGAACAAGGCATAATACATGGAGTGAGAAATGTTTCAGACTTAGATGAAGCAACTGGAGCATACAAAGACATCAATGAAGTCATGAATAATCAGAAAGACTTGGTTGAAATTGTTGTTGAGCTGAAACCACTTGGAGTGATAAAGGGATGAAGACTAAGAAATTCAAAGTAAAACAATTTCCTGAAATTGGTAGAGACTGGAACTCTTTGATGAATAAATATTGTGGGAAAGTTGTTGAGTTCAATAAAACAAGAGATATTCGTGACTGTTCTTATTGTGACACACATCCTTGGGCTGTTTATGATGAAGAGGTAAAACGATGGTGGCTGTTCAAAGAAAGTTGGTTGACATCTCCACTTCCCACTTTCATAGAGGTGGATGAATGATGACAATAGATGCAAAAAGAAAGTTGTTATGGTCACTTGGTTTCCTCAAACCAGATGAGAGAAAGAAAATCTTTGACAGGATTGTTGAACTTGAAAATAAGTGGAGAAGCAACAAAACTAATTTATATGTAATTGGTTCTTTATTTGAATGGATTGAAACATCTGAAGGAGGGCAATTTTGGTATAAAATGCATCAGCAACAAGAAGACTTCATCTTTGAAAACACTTTCAATCCTCAACCAACATTCGTTGAACTTGATGATGTCTAATATCCTCTGATGTAATCATATCTGAAGACTGCATCAAAATTACTTCCAATCCAGAACACAAAATAAGAATCTGAGATAGTTGTCTCATTTCCTGCAAGAGTTATCTTTCCTTTTGTGAAAACAATCTCTGTTGGAAGAGTTGTCGTCATGAATGTGTCTATGATTGTTCCATTCTCTTTGATGTTGAAGTTGTATTCACCTTCTACAGCTTCTAAACCCGTCTCTACAGTGATTTCATCTCCACTAAGACTTCTGACACCAGCAATGATTTTTTCTTCCTCAAACTCAAAATCAACAAGTCCAATCCTGAACTCCTCAAAATCAGAGAAGTCACTCTGACAGAAAACTTTCTGCATTGTAGAAGATGTTGAATTAGGAGAATAAATCCAGAGGTCACCTTCATCAATATAGCACAAATCAATTTCTCTCTGTCTCTCTATTCTCAAACCAGAAAATGTCTTGTAGTTGAAGTCATGATATTGTCTGAAAACATTTTGTCCAATCTGATGATTTCTTGTTGGATTTGTCCAGAATGTGATTTTCCAACTTTCAGGAAGTTCATCTAAGACAGTTGTGTGATTTGTTCTGATGAAAATATTGCCAGTCTTGTTCAGTGAAAGACTTTCAGGGACAAGCCAGTCCTTTCCATAACATTCATTGTTGTCATATTCAAAGACAAATGCAACATCACCTTTGTCATCTCTGACATTGAAGAATTCTCCATGTGTTGAGATGATGTCAGAAACATTCAACTTATAAACACCATTTGCTTTTGTTGTCAGTGTTCTGCTTTCTATGACACTCTTGTTGACACCAGAGAAAGAAATCAAATCATTGTTGACAATGTCTGTTGGTGATTTGTCACTTGTGATGTCAAACCCAGACACCTTGATTGTCCTTGCAATGTGTTGTTCTTCAATTGGAGGAAACACCCAAGATTCAACTCTGAATGAGAACTCACACTCAAGTGACCTGATGCTCTCTGGGTCATCACCTGTCTCAAGTTCAAAGTTTGGTGTCACAGAGTCAAGAATGATTGGAATGTTCAGTGACAAATCAAACTCAGGAATCAGCTGAATCTTTCTTGTGACTCTTGGCTGATAGATGGGAATGATTGATTCCATGATTTGTCTCATGTCAGAATAATATTTTGTCTTTGCAAGCACTGTGAATGTGAATGTGAATGGAGAGGGTGTTCCAAGGATTTTCATCAGGTCTTCATCTTGTCTTGAAATGACCTTTGAGAAGAATTGATTGTTTCTCTGCAACTGGATGTTGTAATCCATTGCATCATTCCAAACAGAAATTGCAGGAAGAACTATGTTTGTTGACTCACTTGATTTCTGAAGTCTTTTGTAGAATTTTGCCTTGTTTGCTATGATGAGTTCAACAGGAATGACTTGTGAATAAGAACCGTCTGATGCTTGTCTGTGAACTTGTATATTCTTAAATTCATTAGCAAAAAGAACTATTGTTTTCTTGATTGTGTCAAAAAAATATCTTGGCATTTTATATCCTCCAATCGTTTCTATTATTTATTTTAAGAAAAAACTTGATTTTCTCATTTTTCTCATTATTATAGAGTTTGTTAGTCGTTGCTTTTTGGGCATAAGGATGGAGGGAATGTGTCTGAGGTTCTTCAATGAACCATCTCCACACTCGTTCCGCCAGCGACGAGTAGTAACATTCCCATGCTGGCAAAACTTTTTTTGAATGGAGGTTGATGAATGAAATATTATTGGGTGTGTGTAATGGGTTTAAATCTTGAAGGTGAGACTGAAATCAACACATGCGGTTTCTGGTCTTCAATTTATCCATCGAGAGAACGAATTTTTGAGGAAGCAAAAGTGCAATGTGAACTCCCCGTTGTCAATCTTGTCATGAGCATCACTGTGATGACAAGAGAAGAGTTTGACAGATTTCTCGAGGTTTGAGATGGAAAGAAAGATTGGTGAAATCTTCAAATATAAAAATATTTCAATAAAATGTGTCAAAAGTGAAAAATTTGATAACTGTGACAAGTGTTATTTCAAAAGAGACATTGGTTGTGGCAGACATTCAGTTGCTGGATTTTGTGGTGAGTTATTCAGAAGTGACCACACTGAAGTTCATTTTGTCATTGCTCATTCCACTTTCATAGAGGTGGATGATGAATGAAATAAAGATTGGAGAAGTTTTTGTTGTCAACGGTGTCAAATTGAGATGTGAAGAAGATGATGAATGTTTTAACTGTTATTTCAATGGCAGTGGTGCCTGCAAGTGTGAATTACTTTGTTTCTCACCATATAGAAGAGATGGCAAGAATGTC